CTTTTCAATTAAAGTCGAAGCTGCGGATTTTCCAAAGCGTGAATTGTCTGGTCGCATTGTGACGTGGAATGAGGAAGGCGTCACCAGCTCTGGATCAACCATGTTTCAAAAAGGTTCGATTACTTTGGGCGAGACAACGAAGCTTTTGCTCGAACACCGCCGCGAGTCTCCAATCGGTTTTCTTAAAAACTACACCGAGGACGACGAAGGAATTTATGCAACGTTTTCTATCGGCAACACCACCGCCGGATCTGACGCGCTAGTCGAAGCGTCAACTGGTCTGCGTGACGGTTTTAGCGTCGGAGTTATTGCACAAAAATATAAAAACGTTGACGGCGTTTTAGTAGTTAGCGCAAGCGCGCTCAAAGAGGTTTCATTAGTCACAGATCCAGCCATAGCTTCGGCGAAGGTTGAAATTGCAGCTAGTGAGAACAACAATTCTGAGTCCGAAGTGGAAGCAGATGAACAACCTACAGAAGGAGACAAGCAAGTGGAAACACCTACAACCGTTCCAGAAGTGTCAACCGAAACGGTTGAGGCTTCCAAGGTAGAAAAGGTCGAGGCTTCTCGTCCGCTCTACTTCTCATCACCACGTTCACCAATCACAACTGGTGGCGCATATCTTGAACACACAATCAAAGCTGGACTTGGCAACGAGGACTCTCGCCAATACATCAAGGCAGCTGATGACAGCTTCACAACAAATCCAGCGTTCTCGCCGGTATCTTACGTTCGCGACGTTGCACAAAACACAAATGCTGATCGTCCAGTAATCGAAGCTTGCGGCGGTACACGTCCGCTTAGCACCTACGGAATGACAGTGTCTATTCCAAAAATCACCGCTAATTCAACAGCTGCGACAGTTGCTGAAGGTGGAGATCCAACAGGTACAACAGCGATTACCAGCAGTTATGTGAACGCCACCGTAATCAAAAAAATGGGCTTCCAACGCTACAGCGTTGAGCTTTTAGATCGCAGCGATCCTTCGTTCTATGAAATTATGCTTGCAAACTTGCGCGACGCATACGCTCAAGCAACTGACCAATATGTGATTGCACAAATTACTGCTGGCGGTACACAGGCAACAGCAACAGCAGCAGACTCAGCAGGTTTAATTTCATTCGTATCAACAGAAGCACCAGCTGCATACACAGCGACAAAGCGCACAGCTAAGTCATTTGTTTCTGGTACTTCTATTTGGACAACATTGCTCGGCGCAACAGATACAACAGGCCGTCCAATTTACAACGCTGGCAATCCTATGAACAACGCAGGATCAGCAATTCCTACAAGTATTCGCGGCAACGTACTTGGTCTCGATTACTACGTTGACCCAAATATGGTTGCAACTTCAATCGACGAGTCAGCGTTCATTATTGAACCACGCTCAATCGAGATTTTTGAGTCACCTGCTTTGACATTGGCAACAAACGTGCCAACAACAGGCGAAATTGAAATCTCTTTGTATGGCTATATTGCAGCGCAGGCCGTTTTTGCGGGGGGTCTCCGCCGCTTCAACCTGACATAAATCCACTAATCATGGCCTAGGTGCGCTCCCGTATCTAGGCCAGCAGTTCACGAAAGGACAGAGATGCCTAGCATTATTACAGCCTCACAGCTTCGCACAGTGTTAGGCGTCTCTGTTTCTTTATATTCTGACGCGTATCTTGACTCAATCATAAATTCGGCTGAGCAGGTAATTTTGCCGTTGCTCACTGCAAATCAAAACGCTATTGCTGCGGTTTATCTGCAAAACAATGTTGCTTATTACATAACACAAAAGCCAAATACATTTGTGGCTGACCAAAGCGTTGTAATTAGTGGCTGCGTACCTTCAACTTTTAACGGTACAAAAACCGTCACCTCAAACTATTATGATCCATTCCCTTATTTGCCTTTTGCCTATCCTGCGCCTTATTTCTACTTTACTTGCGCGGTTACAAATGCGGACATAACATTTCGCCCGGTAATCCCTGCGGGCGTCGCCTACCTATCCGGGGCAAACGCGGCCACACTTTACGCCAGCACTGACGCGGTTGAACAAGCGGTCACGATCGTTAGTGTGGAGATATTCCAAAGTGTGGTCGCGCCCGGCGGACAGATCGAGGGCGTGGACTTTACGCCGTCACCGTTTAGAATGGGTCGCAGCTTACAAAACCGCGTAATTGGCCTTTTAGGTAATTACATTGACGTTTCAACAATGGCTATGTAAATGCCTACGCCAACAACAATCGCCACAAACGTTCGTGGCACACTCGCAACAGCTCTGGCTGGCGTAGCGGCTTCGGTCTATAGCTCACCACCAGAGGCCGTCATTCCACCAGCTTGTGTGATTGTTCCAGACGCGCCGTATCTCGAAACGACGACTATTGGCAAAAGCACTGTTCGGGTCAAAATCAACTTTGTCGTAACTGCCGCTGTTGCCTACAACAACACTGCCGGTGCGCTCGATAATCTTGAGCAACTTATTATTGCGATAATGGGCGCAATGCCTACAGGCTACACAGTTGGCGACGTACAGCGTCCGACAGTGCAATCAGTAGGCGCTTCAAACCTATTAGTGGCGGATCTCGCGGTCAGCACTTACTACACACAAGAAACAATCTAAGGAGACAAGAAATGCCAACAACAATCGTCACTGGTCGCGACATAACCTTCACACTTGCGACCGTTAACTATGACGCACAAACCACGTCAGTAACTTTGGTCAATGCGCCTGTTATTACTACATATCAAACACTAGACGGCAAGGCTTACAAGCACATTGACGATCAGTGGACTCTTAACATGGAATTGCTTGCCGATTGGGGCGCAACTTCATCACTATTTGAAGCAATGTGGACAGCCTTTACATCTGCGCCAAATACAGCCCTAGCCTTCACGCTAGTCACTGCAACAGGTGCAAGCTTTGCCGGTACAGCGTTCCCAGTAGCTCCTACAGCTGGCGGCACTGCACCAGACGCACAAACCGACTCATGGGCAATGCTTTGTGCCTCAACGCCAGTTCTAACAATCAGCTAATCGAAAGAGAAACGGGAGCAAATAACAATGAAACTGCCAATAACGATCGAATACACATCAGGCGAGTTCGGTACATATACCGCACAACCGCCAGAGTGGGCGAAGTGGGAAAACAAAACAGGTCTGACCATTTCACAAGCACAAAACAAGATTGGAATTGCCGATCTGCTATTTCTTGCGTGGAATGCAATGAAGCGCGAAGCTGGTGGAAAGCCAATCAAGGGCTTTGACATTTGGTGTGAAACTGTTGCAGACGTGACTGTCGGTGAGGTTCTCCCAAAAGCTACGCCGCCGGAAGCGTAAATCGCATACTGGTCGAGCTGGCACTGGCGACTGGTATAGCAATGAGCGAGTGGCATACGGCGGAGCAGATATACACAGCGCTTGAGATATTGGAGAAGCAAAATGAGCGACAGCGTTGAGATTGCCTATGACAAGGCTGATCTGCGTCGCGTCTTAGGTGCGTTTAAAGCAATGGACGCCGAGGCTACAGTCCAAGCAAAAGCGGCTTCTGGCGCTTTGGCAGAATTTGCTCAGGACAAAATTATCGGCACAGCTACCGGTAGAGGTCGAGCAGCTGAAAAGATAGCGCGCGGATCAAAGGTGTCTAAATCATCAAAGATCGGTGAGCTGTCTTTTGGCTTTGCCGGACAAAAGTTTTCTGGCGGCGGCACTACTCAACAGCTTTGGGGCGGCAACGAATTCGGATCAAACAAATATAAACAATTTCCTATCTGGTCAGGTTTTGGGCCAAAAGGTCGCGGATCAAACGGCTGGTTTATTTATCCAACATTGCGCGCCATTCAACCAGAAATCATTGCTAAGTGGGAAAATGCTTTTGACAAGATTTTAAAGGAGTTTTAAATGGTTGCGCAAAGTAGAACGCTCAAGCTTTCAATACTTGCTGACGTTGACCAACTTAAAAAATCCTTAAATAGTGCAAACTCTGACGTAGAAAATTCAAGCAGCAAGCTTGGCGAATTTAGCAAAAAGGCTGGCGTTGCCTTTGCAGCTGCCGCAGCTGCCGCTGGCGCTTATGCCGTAAAACTTGCAGTCGACGGCGTCAAAGCGGCGATCGAGGACGAAGCTGCGCAGATCAGACTTGCAGGCGCTTTAAAAAATGCTACAGGTGCAACAAATGAAATGATCGCTTCTGTTGAAAAACAGATACTTAAAACATCATTGGCCACAGGCGTTGCAGATGACCAATTGCGGCCAGCTTTGTCTCGGCTTGCTCGGTCAACTGGAGACGTCACCACAGCTCAAGATT